GGCTTACATAGGAACTCGAAACTGCAGTAGCAGCATCATTGGCAGACGTTAAAAAACCAGCTTCAGTACTCTCTGTAATAGAGGATTCAGCATGATCGTTTCTTGTGTCGTCCGCAATACCAGATTGCAATACTACACTTATGTACTCTGGTTTGATACACAAGTGAGGGGTGATTTTAATAGATTTAGGGTTGTAGTCAAATCGTAAACTACCTATCCTGTCGCTTAAGTTGTGGGTTGTACTGTTCATATTGGTATATTCAATTTTCTGGAAAATTAAGAAACCCAGGGTTAAAAACCCAAGTAAAAATAAAGCATTGTAAGAGCATCCTCTCTTACGCAGGGAGATATAAAATCTCTTGTGTTTTAGGTCCACGTGACCAGCTAGAAAAATGCATCTAATTGACAAACTTTATTTAAACTCGCAATAAAATGTGTTCTCGCAGGATTCAATCCCATCCTTCTTTCTAACCCGAAAGCTATTTTCTTAACATTAATATTATAAATTTCTTCTCCATGCAAACTAATTTCATCAATAGAATTTTGAACTAAATCTTGAGTTATAGAATATAAATCGGGATTTTTATTGCACCAATAAGCTGTTTCTAATATTACAGAAAGTTCTAAAGGAGCTACATACAAAGCCATAATAGGTTCGTAACGGAATTGTCTTTTCAAGAAACTAATTTCAGTTAATTTACGTAAGGGTATCTCAGCTTGAACTTTGAGTTCAGTAGTATAAGTCATTCCAATTTCTTTCATGAAATTTCCAATGGTTATTTCATTAAAGATAGAACGAGCAGATTTATGAACAGAAAAAGCATTATCATCTCCGAGTACTATTACGTATATAAATCTATCAAATTCCCATAAACTCAATAAACTATTTTCATTGGCACGATACCAACAATATCTAAGATTAAGATGATTATACATGCAATTTATAATTGGTGTTAAAGGGTGTCCACTAGGCAAACTGCCCTGCCATTCATAAATAATAGCGTCTTTTATGTGTATGGAAGAGGTAACTTCTAACCACAACATTTCTCTTATAAACGAGGAGTCATCATCATATATTTTGTTAATAACCCTCAACACTTCGTTCTGCTGTTGAGTCAATTGGGATCCATCAAAACAAGCATAATCACCTGCTCCAACTCCAATATCATTATCATCATCAAGAAATTGCTTAAATTTCCTGGCTAACCGGTCCCACATAGGAGAATACGGATTAATACCTAATGCACTACCGTTATCAGTATTATTCTTCATATACCAACTTTGATAAGATCCAAAATACATTCTTACTATTATAAAATACACAAGAGGGCAGGAACTAAAAATTCTAGTTTTACCGCTCATTACCTTATCATAAGGTCTGGTTTCATCTTTAAGATTATCGGCGAAAATAAATTGTATTCTCTCGCCTCCTTTTATCTTTTCTATAGTTTCAAGTACCTCGATTTTCAATTCGACACACGCTTGCTTAGATAAATCATAAGTTCCATCTTCATTAACAGTGAACCACTTCTTCTTTCCAGGTTCTTTGTTGGACTTGTCCATATTGGCTGGGTAACCAGGACTAGTAGAGACATTCATACCATTATAATTACAATCATCTTGTATTCCGGCAATAGCTTCTTCAAAAGACAATATTCTACCTTCAAAAGGACCACTATTCTTTTTCAAAGAATCGTACAATGAGTCCCCTATCGAGTTCATAACTAATTTGGGGATAAAAATATCTGGCTTGCAAAATTTAATAATATTCTGAGAATAAGGATCTATAACATCACCATCTTTTCCAATAAATTTAGTTAATTTACAGGGTATAGTTGTAGATTTGCTCCAAGCTCCAAAAACAGGAGTTTTAACAAGATTGGTTCTTCCGACAGTAGTATTGGGTAAATTCGTTCGAGCAATAATATCATACTTATCTAAAAATTGTTCTCCCATTTGAGTTTGAACCTCAACAGGCCAATCATAAGACATTCTTTTCCCACATAAATCTAATCCCATTTCCAAAATGCGTTGATTA